TTTGTGTGGGGGATCCCCTGTTTGGGGGCAAATGTGTCCCCTCCTCCCCCCCCGCCCAACCCCCCCTTTTTTGCCCCCCCCCCCCCCCCCAGGTGGCATTTGTCGTTTCGCCCGTGAGCGGCAATCAAAAAGGCAGCACGTTGCCCTCCGGCCACGGCTTGGGATCTACCTCAAAGAGGTCTCCGGCGGTCTCAACGATGAGCTTGCCGTGGTTGTGGCTGATGACTCTGCCGTCCTCGTATGAGCGAGGCGACCAGTTCGCCAGCCGGAAGTTCACGTGGTCGCCGATGGCAAACGTGTCAACGGCTCGACGGGTGCCGTAGGTCTCGGTCATGCCAGCGATCGCACCGGCGTATTCAGCAGCGTGTGAATCCATTTCCATCTCTCCTTGGTGTTAGGCGTACTGTACAAACGATCAGTCCGCAGTCAATCGTCCAAAAGTGCTGGAAAACAAGCTGTGGAGCGGTTTGTATTTGTTGAAAATCTGCACACCACTTGTGCCATCCCGATGCCTGCGTGTTCCGGAATCGGAATCAATTGTGCGAGGGTGTACCTAAATCGGAACCAATAGTCAACCAAAGAAACGGGTGATCGTAGAAACAACGAGATCAATACCGTGAGCGACTGCTTGTGCGAGGTCGCTGTCGGTGCCGAGTTGCTGGCCCAACCGGATGAACACCAACGCTTGAATCAGCTTGTCGAGGTGGCGTTTCATCGCGTGGCCCTCCTCGGCCGGAAGAATCCTAATAAGTGCCGCCGTCTTCCATTGAGATGATCGCGGCGACAACGCCTGCTATGTCGGCAGTGCCGTCTTTACCAACAAGCAGTGTGAGATCAGCGGCGGCATGTTGATCAGACGTTTCTTCGTGGTCAGCTATGCGAAGTTTTGTGATGTACTGCGATTCGCAAGTGGAGACCAACGTGGCGTATACGCTGCCTCGCTTGGCAACGTACTTGCTTTCGACGTCCCAACCTGCCAGCGCCGCAGAAATTGCGGCAAGGGCGGCAAGATGCCGGTCAACGGATGCTGCTTCGTTTTCAAGTTCGTCTTCGATTGTCATTGCCTTCCCCTTGCTTGTGGAGGCCGGTCCGCGAGTCTCACTTGCTCGCATGCCCCAATGATACCCATATCGGAACCAATAGCAAGGGGAGATAAGAAAAAATCTTTTCCGTGAGATTTCCCGTCAGAAAAGCGTGGTTTCAGCCTTGGCTGAACTTTGCCGCCTTGGGTTTGTGTCGCCCTGTGCCCTTGGCAACCTGCGATTTCAGCGCGGCCACTTCCTCGGCTGGCACAAAATAGCCACCGCCAACCGTCTCATGCGAAAGTTTGCCGTCCTCGACCAACCGCCTGATGTAGCGCATAGAGCAGCCGTATTCCTCAGCAGCGTCGCGGCACGACAGCATTTTCCGGCCTCGGTCGTTTTTCATTGTGGCGATCATGCTCCCAATGATACCGATACGGGAACGCAAGTCAATTTCCCGCTGCGAAACAGCCATATTTGCATCCAACACCGCCACGGTTCTACCCTAGGTACTGTACAGAACCTAAGTGGAGGATAGGTCGTTGTACGGATGTATACTGGTGCCCAAATCCCAACCGAGATCTGAAAGGCGATGACCATGCTACTCCGAGACATCTACGAGAAAGAATATGCAGTGATCGCGGCCCATTCCGAGGAGTGCCGCAGGCAATACCGGCTGACGTTCAAGCGTTGGGCTGACCAACTCGGCACCGAGCCGACGCTGGCCCACCTCGACAGCCTGACGGTGCAGCTTTACGTGGCCCACAGACGGGCGATCGTGAAGGCGGCGACAGCCCGGAAGGACAGGAACCAGATCTCTGCCATCTGGTCGTACTGTGCGAAACGCCGCTACGTCGAGCAGTTCCCAACCCTGCCGCAGGTGAAGGCACCAGGACGCATACCGCGAGGCTACACGGTCGAGGACGTGTCAGCCCTACTCAGAGAGGCCATGAGGCGAAAGCCGCCTTACGGGCCAACGCAGGTGCCTCCGCACGTGTTCATGCCGACGCTCATCCGGTCGTGCTGGGAAACAGCCGAGCGGATCGGCAGCCACATGGCTCTCCGTTGGCGTGACGTGGACACGCTCCAGCGGACGGTCATCTTCCAGGCCGAGAACCGGAAAGGGCAGACCCGCGACATCATGCGGCCCATCTCCGAGGAGCAGTGCTTGTGGTTGAACCAGATGAGGCGAGACGATGACGAGCTTGTCTGGCCTTGGGCCGGAAACCGCACGACGCTCTGGCACCACTTCGGAAACGTCTGCACCTGTGCTGGCGTTACCAACCGAGGCTTCCACGGGCTGCGGAAAAGTGCTGCCAGCTACGTCGCCCTAGCCGGAGGCGACGCCACGCAGCTGCTTGACCACTCCAATCCTGCCATCACGAAGAACCACTACCTCGACCAGACGATCAACCGCCCGAGAAATACGGCAATAGACCTGCTGCCGAAGCTGGATCTCGGCGACAAGACCTTCGGTAGTCCGCCGAAAAAGCCGCCCGAGAAACCTGCCGAATAACTCAACAAAGTTGACGGCATGGCATTTTTGTAGAGTTTTGGTGGTTCCATTCCGCCAACAGAAGGGGCGCGCAGATGGGTACGGCATTTCCGGTAAATTGCCCCGCACGCAATAACCGTGAAATGCCGTGCCCTGTGACGAAACCTCGGCTCTTGCGCGCAATGACCTAGCTTTTGTCACAGTCAAATATGTGCTGCTTCGCCGCCTGCCTCCGGGCCATCGCGTCTACTCGAGACGGGTGGCCCGGCTCGGATGGCAAGCGATCCGGCGGCGTCATAAACACCTCAATGTCATCTGCCAGCATGGAGGCTCGGTATTCCACCTCGCGGACAGTGTCGAGCACAAGCGTGTGATCGCCGGCCTTGGCTCGGTCGGTCAACTCGCCCTGGCCGCCCTTGCTCGGATCGTAGAGGAGCTCAATCGTCCAGGTGACGCGAGCACCGATGCGGGCCAGCCTGGTGAGAAATTTCCTCATGGCTGGCGTGAGCCTCGCGGGCATGCGGCGTCGCTTGCCCTTCGCCGGCGGCAGATCTTCGTCGGCGATGAGTGACCGCTGTACCTCGCCCATGCTGCGAGTGTCGCCGGACTGTCAAGTCTTACGGGCTTCGCGGCACGCCTGACGCATCCACGTCCGGTTGCTCATTGACTCAAACCAGATGCGGGCGAAAACCTCGACGGCCTGGTGGCCTACGTCAGCGTAGAGCGTTCGCAGTTCTGGCGACGCGCCCCACATCGCCTCAACGTCCTCGCCCACTTTGGCGATCAAGACCTTGGCGTCCATCACGGCCAGCATCTCGCTCTCCGGCTGCGTGCGTGCCAGCTTCGTCCAGTGCTCGGCGTTCCAGCAGCGGCAGATGGCGTCCACGAACTCGTCAAACGCACGCCCGGCGTGGACGGCTCGAGGTCCGATCTCTTGCCTCAGTCGGCTGCGCATGTGCGGCAGCATTCCGCCCGGCGCGTCGCCCACCGTCACCTCCCGCCCGCAGGCTGGACAGGTGCATCAGGCGTGAGCGACGCGCCGGGGGCCTTTCCGCCACAAGCTGGGCACGTGGTCCGGTGCCCGTCTCCGTGGACGATATAGCCCCGTCCACCGCAGTCAGCACAGACGGCAGGCTTGGGCTTGGGAGGGGCTGGAGTGGGCTCTGGAGCCTTCTCATGGGCTGTGGTGGCATACGCAGCCGAGACTGCCGCCGAGGCCCGTGGAGACTCACGGTCGATCTGTGCAGGATCGGCAGACAGAGAGGCGAGTAGAGCGAGCAGATAGTTCCACATGCGTCACCACCCTTGCCCGTGGTTGAGAACTCGGTGGCCATCAGCGTCCACAGGTGCGTGGACAACGTACTGCTGCGAGTCAGCTGGTGGCGGGTCTGCGGCCCACATCACCCACAAGCCGACGCGAGCGAGCCTCTGGATCAGCCGAAGGACTGGCCTGTCAGTCTTTGGCTTGATTGGCGAGTAGTCCGATGTTGCTGCGGCCCACGTGACGGCAGCAGCGACCAGCACGGAAATTGACACGATGCGTAGGTCTCGGTTTGTCACTGGTCAACGCTCCAAATCGAGTAGAGAAACATCACCACGCACGCACCGACAACGCTGCCGACCAGCCCTGCAGAACCGTGGCCAAATGGCAGACCGCCAGCGAACGAGCCGACAACGCCGAGAGCGATCGTCGGGAGCCAGCCTTGCGGGCACTTGCCGGGCATCAGCCACTTGGCAATGCCGCCTACGATGGCACCGAATGCGAGCCAGAGAAGCAGACCCATGAGCGTCTCCTAGTTGGGCGAAGGCGTGAGCCAGTTGCCGTGGTCGAGGTCTCGGTACTTAAATCCGTCCGTGTCGCCGATGGCCCAAGCGTCATCAAGCATGCCCTCAATGACACTGCGGCGCGCCCAGAATGATCCGTCAGGCTGATCGCTCGGAGACTTGTTTTCTTTCGGGCCTATCCAGTTTGGTCCCCAGCTGTTCAAGACCAAGCACAAGTCGTCCGGTGATCCGTTCTTCTTGTGGCGGATTCCAATGGCGCACATCTGGTGCTGCCATGTCCCAGACGCCTCGGCGATGCCGTCTTTGTTTCGCGTGGACTGAAAGCCCTGGCTAGACGCCAATGTCACCGGGTAGCCTGATTCCAAAGCTGCGGCAAGTTCTGACCATGTGCGAATTGCGACCACGTGCTTCAGCGGATGCTTCTTTGCTTCAGCGTCCATGCGGCCCGCGTCGCCCTGGCCTCCACAGCCGTAGGCTCCCCACTGCTTTGCACGCTCGCCGGAATACTCGGTCAGGTCTGATGTCGGGTACTTCTGCCGGTAGACCACGCCGTACTCGCGGAGGAACTTGGCGACTCCGTAGCCAGTGGCACCGTCCGAAAATCCGCCGTAGGGTTGGGCGCCGTCGCCCGGCTTGCCTCGGGCTTCCACTCGAGCTCCGCCGTACAACGGCTCAGTAGCCGGAAGCAGCGGCGGCTCTGGCAGTTTGCCAAGAGACCAAGAGACCGCATCGGCAACCGCGACGGCGTGCATTCCTCCCCACGAGGTGCAGTCGCCGATCTGCTGCCGGCCAACAACAAACGGCTTTCCGTAGCGTGCCATGTGGGCCGAATTGAGTTGCCGATAAAGAAACGTATCAACGCCTTTGGCTTCCTTCATTGCCTCGGCACCCGCTTGGCTGAAGAACTTTTCGTCTCCGAGCGTTGCCAGAAATGCCTTTGTGCCTGCCGGATCGGGCGTGTAGCCGAACCGTGCGTCAATCGCGTCAACGGTGCGGCGAGTGGCCCGCTCTACGAGCGTCCCGAGGATCGCCATGAAGATGACGAACGTGACGGCACCGACAGACCAGCGATTACTTCGTGACATCGGCTGCAGCCCTCGCCAGGTCACGGAGTGCAGAGACCCACGCTGCCCGGCTCTCGGGCGTCACAAGCCCACCAGACGAGCCCACAGCGTCGTCTAGGAACTTGTGCACGGCGTCCCGCACCTGTGGCTGACGAGCACCGATCGACTCGCCTTTGCACCGCAGCTCGCGTGCAGCAATCCGCAGGTCGTCAAACGCCACGCCCGTCTTCAGTCGTTGGTCGTGCGAGCCGTCGTACTCAATGCAGTCGGCGAGCTCGCCGCACAGCGCGGACATCGTCGCTGCATCTTCTGCGGCAGACGGGCCGACAAACTTGCCACGCAACGAGAACGCATCAGGCGGTACAGGAGCCGGCTCAGGTTTCGGCGTGCTCAAGCGGCTGGGCATGAACGAGATTGCAGCGGCCACGACCAGGGCAAGTACGGCAACGTGCTGTCCGGCGATGGTTGGCATCTTGGCTGTGGCGTACCACGACTTCACCTTCTCGGTGATCTGCTGGCCGGCGAGCACGTAGACGGCAAACGCCACAAGTAACGCTGTGATCACGTTGACGACCTCACCATAGGGATCATGGACTCAATGGCACCACTGGCGAGAGCCAGCACAAACGCACGCAAAGCCGGTCGCAGGAGCGCCCACGCTGGCCACGCAGCAAGCGGAACGCACTTACCAGCAACGCCGTCAAACAAGGCAGCGACAGCCACGAGTGCAATCGCCTTCTTCTCTGGTCCGCTCAACGTCTTCACGCGGTCAAGCGTCTCAATGCACAGGCGACACAGTGCCGTCAGCAGCCCGCCGAATTCTGCCCAAGTCAGACCGTCAGCCGCCGCACGACGGGAGTCGGCGAGAAATTGCATAACGTGTGCGTCGATGACGACGGCGGTCGGCTGTTGGTCTGCCATGCCGCCAGACTAGGCCGGTGGTGAGGCAAACTAGACCGGGTCTGACTTCCTGTGAAGAACAAGCGCAATCGCCGCATAGCAGGCGATGTCCTTCAGCGTGTCCTCGACTCCGTCGAATTCGCACCGACCATTTCGGAAAAACGCCTTGAGCCGGTGCATCTTGTCGGAGATCCGAAGAATGCAGCCGGCCCACGCTGGCATGTTCACCACGTCGGCACTCTGCCGGATGTTTGACAGTGCGTCCTCGTCCACCCCGTAGTCTTTTGTTTTCCGCAGGTGAAGCGTCCGCAACTCGTCGAGCACGTCAAGAAACTCCCGCGAGCCGGGCCTGATGTCGTCCTGCTTGGCGATGATGCTGTCACCCGTCCAGCGGATGTCGTCTGGTGCGGCCTCCATCTCCTTCTGGCCTTGAAGAATCCAGTCCACCGGCACCGACTCTTCGGTCTCGGCTCGGTCGGCGTGGTACTTCTCGGCGCTCGCCTGCGTGATTTCTTTCCAACGGCCGGGAGCGTCGTCTTTTGAGGCGTGGCACTTGCCGCCGTCGCAGCAGCCGCCGGACAGGCGAGTCTCCACAGCGGCCCGCAGCTGCGAGTTTGTTTCCTCGAGGTTCGTGATCGTGCCTTGCATGCGTTTCCTTTCGATGAGAAGTCGTGCCACATCTGCCGCGAGCGAGCCTGCCGTTCCAGTCCATTGCCCCTGGTAGCGGTACGCTCGCTGGCGTGCCTCGGCGAGGTATTCGTCAGATAGGTGGTATGACATACGTCAAGCCTTCACGCCTGCGACGTGCATGGACGACAGGCCGCCAGCCGGGTCATATAGAAAGGTCTCCATCGCCTGGCGCGAGCCGATGAATCCGTTGACGCTGTGCCAGTCGTCTGGCGGACAGAGAGCCGGTGCGGTCCTGACGATCACGCCGTCAAGTGTCTCAATCGGTCGCTGCCACTCAGCGGCCTGCGAGTGGAGATGCCCTGTGTGCCACTCTCGGTACGGGCACTGGCTCCACTGGCTTGACGCCTCCAACGCCATGATCTGAGGCAGCTTGCGTTTGGCTCTGTGGCCGTGAGCAAAGCCGAGGAGGTTCCGCCCATGCGTGAGGTACTGCCGTCCTGTGAAGTCGGGCTTGACCGACACAGACTTTGACCCGCGAAAGCGTTCCTGCATGATTCGCTGAAACGTCCACGACAGCACCTCGTCGTGGTTACCGTTGACGATCACAACATCAGTCGGAACCGTCTCAGCGGATTGCTGGACGATTGACAGCAGCACGTCGCAGCCGACAGCGATCATCTTCTGCAAACGCCCGTCACGCTCTAGCGGTGTACCGCTTGTGGTACTGCCGTCCGGTCGATCGTAGTGGAACAGGTCGCCAACGAAGGCGATCGTCCGTCTCACGGGCTTGTGCGAGTCTCCGGTTGCAAGCAGCTGCGTTCCTGTGTCGCCCACCAGGCGGGCCGCGATGTCTAGGTCATAGTCATCGCCGCCGGTCGTCTTGCCCCATGCGTATTTCCCGAAGTGTGGATCGGCGACCACAAGCACCTGCCACGGTGCGTCACGCTTTAGCTTTGGGTATGCCGTTTTCGGCATGCGTTTCGTGATGTCTTTACGAGCGGCGTCAATCATCGCTTGCACGATCTCGCGTGTGGTTGGCCCACCTTTCGGTTTGAGCCTGACGAACACGCGATGCAGTTCAATGCTCCCGCCGTCACCGTCCCCGCACTCCCACTTCGTGGCCTCACTGGCTGCGATCTCAAAGCGGCTCATGTCGGCTTGAATGTGCCGCAGCAGATCTTCGACGGTCTTGATCCGCCTAGATGTCGATCTGGCTTCAATCACGTCGCCCGACTTGGACTGCGTGACTTGCTCTGCGTCGGCGGCTGGCTTTGGCGGCGGCAGTTTTGCCTTGATCCTGTCTGCTACTTTTTGCGAAGCCATTCAGACAGCCCCTTTTTTGTAATGATTCGCCAGCCTTTTTCCTTGGCGATATCTATGAGAGCAATGGCAATAGCAGCAGAAGACGCATGGCCGTAGACGCCAGAATGGAACCTCCGGCGAGTGTCAAGCATCTCTGCCTGAGACTCTGCATCCAGCCCGTCAAGCCACGTTGCAGGCTTGCGATGACGAACCCTACTTGCGACTTCCTCGGCTAGGCTTCGCCTTTCCTTCGTCTTTCCCACAGGCTCCCTCCTTTTGCCTTTCGCGCAGGTGTATCCACCCGTCGTCGTCTGGGATGCCGCCACCTACCACTTCGTCCTCTTCCTCGTCCGAGTCAAACGGCGACACGCCCGCAGGCGGCTGCTTCGTGGGCTTCGGCTTGGCTCGCTGGCGTCCCATGCCTACAGCGTGGCAGAAGTGTCAAGCGGATGGCGTCATCATGAAACCGTGCGACTACGCAAACGCCGCAGGATGTGCAGAGATGAGCGACCACTGCATCTTGCCAAGCGCATAGTTAAAGAGCTTTGAAATGATGACTCTCTCGCCTGACTTCACGTCGTAAAGAGCGTTAGCAGCGGTAATGCCGTAGAGCGTCGTCCACTGCGTGTATCGTGGCCACGCTTGGTTTGTCAATGTCGTGAACGTGTAATTAGATTTCCCGAGATTGATCAGCCCAAACGTGCCGTTTGTATCAAACAACACCTGAGCAAGGCCCACCTCTCGAGACTCTCCTTGCTTAGAGACATAATTGCCAGCGTATCCGCCTCCTGGGAGGGCGAATTGAACAACTCCAGACACTGCAACTCGCCCTATATCGCCTGACTTTATAGGTTCCAGAGCCACGCACCACGGCTGGTCAACATCAAGAACTCCACTTGAGACAGACCCATTCAGCACAAGGCTGCTCATCTTAGGAAGCAGTGTCATGCTGCCAGGAGATGCCGTGTAAGAGTCGCTGCCGATGAAACCAGAGCAAGGAACTCCAGTAAACGGAGACACATCGCCGCCTGTATTATTTTTTAGAAGCGCTTCAGTGTACGGAGTACCAGCTGGAAATCCTTGACTAGCAGACACACTCAGATGCGACCCTAAGACAATGTCTGCCGCATCCTGAGCACGATTCCACGCCCTCGCCGAGATCGCACCACGGATTGGCTGTCCAATCTCAATACGTCCGTCAGCTCTAGCCATTTCAGGTGTATCCGGTTCCTATGCCAAGATCAGAGAAGTTAGAGTCCTTGTAGACCTTGCTGACATACACTGCCTTTGGCCTTTTTATCATTGCACTTGACTCAATTGAATCTTCATATCTTACCCACAGATACTCGTGACCTTTCTTTTCAATTCCAGTAATGTTTCCAATCGTTTGTCCGACAACATTCTTTGACGCAATGAATCTATATGACAGCGACCACGGGCCTTTGCCTTTTTGGTCATCCCATTCTTGCGTTCCAGAACACCCAATGAACAAAACTTCTCCGGCGTCAAATCCACGAAAAGAAGCGTTGTTCGTGGTTCCAGTAATCCCAGCAACGCCTCTAACATAAGAGGCTGTCACATATGCGTTTGGCACGTCGTACTGTTCTTGCCACTGCAAGTTTGGGACAATAATGTCAACGCCGTTGACTCCATTTGAATCAACGCCTATTGCCCCGGACATGTTTGTTGCTGTAGAAGGAAAACGTTTTTCAAAATCAAGCGTGCCGCCAGACCCAACTGAGCACGCCTGCGTGATGTGCTGCGTTCCGCCGGTCGTGTCAAACGACCGCGAACGCTTCAGCGGGTCTGTCTCTTTCGGATCGGCACCCGTCTTCTCATAATTGATCGTCACCTGCCAGGCGTTGTCGCCCAGAAAGGCAATCGAGTAGCTCTCGGCCCATAGCTGTGCGTCTGCCACGCCTGGATACTGCCACCCATAGCCTACGGTGCTGATCTGCTGGTTGACCGCAGCGTGCACCTCGACGTCATTGGCAGTGCCAAAAAGCTTGTAGCTCTTTGTCATCGAAGACGTAGCCTTCTTGCCACGACGCACAATCGTCGCCTGCCTCGAGTCTCCGTCTTCAATCCACGTGAGTGCCATTACGCCGCCACCTTTCCGCCGCCCTGGCCAACAAGTTCCTTGACACCCTTCGCTGTTTCTTCTGCAGCCTGTGCCGTCCGCTCTGCCAGCGAACCGCCGAAGCCCATGCCGCCGAGGTTCGTTGAGGAGAACGTGCCGGCCACTTCGGCTTTGCTTGTGGCGGATTGATCGCCAGCGGCAGCTGCACCAGCGGCGGCAGTCGCGAGGCTGCCGGTAGCCGTCTCAGTCAGATTCTCGGCAGCAGTATCAAGAGCGTCCGACAACGCCTGCTCCTGCTGGCTGGTCAGCTTGCCTGCGTCTCGCATGGAAGTGAACTTCTCGCCAAGGCTTCCAGTGCCTGCCAGCTGGTCAAGCGACGTGGCGCCTGTGATGTCTCCCAGCAGCGTCTTGACGTCGCGAGCATTGGTCTGGCTGGTGCCGAGCGAGCCAAGCCTGTCCTCGGCAGCCACAACGCCAGCACGCCTGTCGGCTGCCCGTTTAGCGTTCTCGTCCTGCCTTGCAGCCTTGTCTCCCTCGGCACCAGACATGATCGCCTTGACTCGATCCTTCCGCTGCGTCTCGGCCTGTGCGTTCTCCTTTGCCGCCTTGCCAGTGCGGCCTTCAATTCCTGGCCGCTCCTGTCGACGCTGCTCTGCTCTCGCCGCGTTCTTGTCCTTGATCTCTTTGACGCGCTTCTCTGTATCCTTGGCTCCGGTGATGAATCCTTGAACCCGAGTCCACGCGATCTGAATGGCAGCCACCAGGTTGTCAAACGTCGCCATCACGCCGTTGGCGATGTTGTCAAAGAAGCCCATGATGAAGGCTCCCATCGTGTTGAGAATCGCCGACGAGTCGGTGTAGATCTTGTCCCAAGCGATGTAGATGCCCGTGCCGATGTCCGTGAATACGTCTTGAAACGCTGCCACCCACGGGTCAACGTAGGACATCAACGCTTCCGTGCCACGTAGCCATCCAGCGACAAGCCCTGCCCACAGCACGTCCATCGCACCAGACAGATCGCCGGCAGCGACGGCCTCATAGACGCCGTTGAAGGTGGTCGTAGCCGTCTTGGCAAGATCGCCGAGGACAACGATGCCATCAGAGACGGCAGTTGTGAACCCTCCTGCGATAGCACCGCCAGCCTCGGTCACGTATCCCGCAATCCCAGAGAAGGCACCCGCGATCTCCGGGCCGAACTGCTTGACGGCGACGCCGACGCCAACGGCAGCAGCTGAGAGCAGCAGCAGCGGAGCGAGAGGTGCAAGCCACGCAGCTGCTACCGCAGCGGCAGACGCCACAGAGCCTGCCACAGCCATTGCAGTAGCGGCGAGATATGTACCGATCCCAGCGACGGCAGAGCCTACGAATGCCGCCACGCCACGAGCAGCAGAGCCAAGCCACGCAGCGGACATCGCAGCCGTGGAGGCGATCGTTTTGCCGACAGCACCCGTGAGATTGGCGGCGTACTGTGCCATTCGTGCTGACGCACCAGTGGCCCACCAGACGAACGACTTATAGGTGAGCGTCAGACCGCCGACGATGTTTCCAACGAAGCGAGCCATGCCGCTGCCAGACACGGCAAACAACGCACCACGCAAGGCACTTGACGCCATAACGACGCCGTTGAGTCCTCGAAGCGTGGCCGAAAAGAATCCAGCACCGGCAGCGATGCCACGATTGAATCCAGTAAAGAACACCGGAAACATCGCCGTAGCGGCAGCCGATGCTGCACCGCTCATCCGAACAAATCCGGCAGCACTGGATGCGGCGAAACCCGCTAACGCAGTAGCAGACGACGTGGCAAAACCAGCCATTGCACTGCTCGCAGTTGCAGAGAACGACAGGACCGATGCAGACGACGCGATCATTGACGATCCGATCGTGCTTGCCAGCTTGAGCGTGACTGGCATGGCCAAGGCAAAACTCTTGCCGACGCCAGTGACTGCGCCCATCAGCATCGTCAGAGGCGACAGAGCCAGCATTGATGCTTTGCCAATACCAGCAAACGCGAACGACGTTACCTGAAGTGACAAGCCGAGCCCTACCATCGCACTTCCGACCGCAACGGCGGCGACAGCAAACCGTGCAAAGTTCGCTACCGCTTCTTTGTTCTTGCTGGCAAAGTCCGTCAGCCCGTCAATGAATCCCGTGACGAACGGCACAACTGCGGCAAGAGCCGGTGCCACCGCATCTGCAACGGCAATTGCCAGTCGCTGCAAAGCGGCAATGGCCGTGCTTGCAGAGCCAGCCAGACCGCTCATCAGGATCTTGTATTTCTCGCCGACAGGCAGAGCGGACTTCATTGCGTCCCGCATGCCGTTGAATCCGTCCACGCCGGCAGTCGCCAGAATAGACGCGGCCCGAATGGCATCCGCACCGAAGATGCGGCGGAAGATGTCGTCCTTTGCCGTCTGGTCGAGCCCGCCCATCGCCTGATTGAGCGTGTCGATGATCTCAACCATTGGACGCATCTGGCCGTCAGCACCACGGAACGAGGCGACCGACAGCCCGAGTTGATCCAACGCACCAACGGCATCGTCTGCCGGTGCCATCAGACGCATGAGCATCGTCTTAACGCTTGTGCCTGCGTCGCTGCCCTTCACGCCGTTGTTGGCAAGGATCGCAAGCGTGGCCGACAGATCCTCAATGCTCTGGTTCGCCAGCCCTGCGACGGCGGACGACATTGAGAACGCTTCCGACATCTGCGAGATCGAGGTGCTTGACGCATCAGCCGCTGAGGACAGCGCATTGGCGGCGACATCCGACGACACCTTGAACACGTTCATGGCGTCCGACATCACCACAGCCGCCTGAGCGACATCCATCTCGCCTACCTTGGCAAACTCCATCGCAGTCTTGCCAGCACCGCCAAGAACTGTCTCAAGCGACATGCCAGCCTTCAGCAGCTCAAGCATGCCCTGCGTGGCCTCTGTCGGGCCGACGCCGAGAGCCTGGCTCATCTGCATGGCAGACTGCCGGATCTTGTCTAGCTCGCTCTGAGTCGCCCCGGTGCTCGCCTTGATGTTGAGCAGCGTGGACTCAAACGCAGCGCCCTGCTGCACGGCAGCGGCAATCGGTGCCGCCATACCAATGCCAGCAGCTGCGAGCCGTCCGCCACCCGACGCGAGCGACCGGCCCATATTGCCGAGAGACTTATTGACACGATTCAGTGCCGAGAAAAACTTCCTCGGATCGGCACCGATCTCGACAAATACGCCACCGGCTCTGACTGCTCCTGCACTCATACGTGTTTCTGCCAGTCTTTGCCGAAGAGGCGCTTCAGGTCATCAGGCGTCGCCTGTCGAGGCTTTTGCTTTTTCGCGTAGGGATTCAGTTTTCGCGGGTCTGACTTTGGCGTGCTCTTGTCGCGGTTGATGTTTGCCTGTTGGGCGAGGATGTTGGCGGTGTGCCACCAGTCGTGCTCTAGACGGCTATCGCGGGCTGCGAAGAGCTGTCGGACGGTCCACTTGCCGGGATGGACTCCGAGGATTCCTGCGGCTTCCCAGACTGCGTCCCAGATGCTCCTGCGAGACTCTCGATCGTCGCACTCTCCAGTCCCGCCTCCGCTCTGCCGAGCATCTCGTTTTGAACTTCGTCCATCTTGGACGCGAGAAGCGCAATCATCTTGCGGAGGCGCTGGGGGAAAAAATCGACAAGCTCCTGCTCGAGAGCCTTAGTCGCGGCATCTAGAGAATCACCACGCAGGCCGTCAAGGAAGTCCTCCTTGCTAAGAGACTTTGACTCCACCTGCTTGGTGAGCAGTGCGTAGAGGATCTCGCCGATCTTGGCGTACTGGCTTCGGAGGACTTGGAACGTCTGCGAGATGTTCGCAGCGTCCACCAGGTCAAAAGGCACAGCCTTCCGATCGCCAGTCTGCTCGTCCACTACGTCAACCGTGACGTTGTCGCGGACACGTAACGCAGACGCGACGGTCAACGCCACCTGCCACGGTCTGCCCTGGTCGTCTCGAAACTCACGCATGCTATTCCCTCGTCAGCCTCGGGTCGGTCATCTTTGCCTCAAGCGTGCACGTCACCACGCCATCAATCGGATCGGTCTCGCTGATTCCCGTGAGCACTGCGAGAAACGAAAAGCCGCTGACGCCGCCGTAGACCGTGAACGGAGTCCCTGTGTGCATGCGAGAGAACGCAGACACGAGCTCCGCCGGGTCGTTGAGCTCCACCGACACCGTGCACTCGTATCCCGTGCTGTACGCTGCGGAATACCGACTGCCGTAGGCGTTCACTTCAATAGTCCGAGCCGACTCAGTCAACGTGACGTTGCGAGCGCTGGCGATGTAGCCGCCATCAAGCGAGATGGAGCAGTCCTTCCCCAGCGTGATCGCCATTTAGAATTCCTTGGCAGTCACGTTGAAAGTCACGGCACCGTCAACGCTGATGTTCTCCGTCACGCTCATCACAGTGAAACCACTTCCAGCAGCCTCAAGCGAACTGATCAGCGACGAAGGGTCGTGGCACTCAATCTCCCACGTCTTCGTCACAAATCCCGCCTTGGCTACCTTGCGACCAGGAGCACCAGCAGACCCGCCAACGTTGGATCGGTTTGAAATGTCGATCGTCTCGCACTCCTCCGTGAACGTGGCCGAGATAATGCCCGAGCCAAACGGAGGAGAGGACGATGCGTCTTTTCCAAGAGCAATTGCCATGTGTGTTTGCCTTTATGTCAGGTGGTGGTGCGGCTGCCGGACACGGTGAAAGTGATGATCCCGTCGAGCGGCTGGCTCTGCGAGACGTTGGTGCAGATGTAAGTCGCATTGCCGGTCTGCGTGCCCGCGATCGTGAACGTGCCGCCGATGCTGACGCCAGGAGCGTCAACGCACTCAAGCTCGATCGTCTGCTCAATCAGAGCCTTGCGGAACTTGCGTGACGTGTCGCCGAGCTTGGTGACGTCAACGTCGGACGCCGAGTTGGTAACAGTGGCGCTGCGAGCGTTAGCGACGCCCGTGATGGTCACGTCTTTGCCGAGCGTGATCGTCGTGGAAGGAGCTACTGGCATGTGGTGCCCTCGTGTGCGAGTGCCAGCGGTGCGGCTGGTTCGCTCACGGTATGGGCAGAGGCGTTGAAACTAGACCGGGTATGCCGTCGCTAGTTTCTGCCGAGCATGTTCCGCCATTTCTCGTTGGCTTTCGCAACGGCGGCGTCTACCTTCTTTGATCCTGCCATGTACGGGCGGGCCGGATAGCGAGCCATTCTTGTGATGCTCGTCTTCTCCCAGTTGCGACTGTAGCGGAAGCCGCCCTTGTTGGTCTGCCAACGGATTGCCCCGTACTCGTATTGATTCGCATTAGGCAGTGCGTTCGTGTATCTGCCCCTTTCGTCCCGTCCCTGTCGACCATTGCCTCGTTTTCGCAGATACGCATTGCGTGCAGCACCGACGCCGATCCGCCACGCAGTCTCTGTGACGACACCGCCAAACTGGTGCAGCTGTGCCATCCACGGAGCCGTCTTCAGCGTTCCGATCACAGCCGTACCACGAGCAGGATCGTAGAAATCCACAATGTCGTTGTAGAACCACTTCGTCGGAGCCCATGACCGAATTGGCTGGCCTGCCGCTCGAGGAGTTCCCGAGCCGTATGCAGTGATGTCCAGATACAGTCCGCCAGCGATCTCAACTGGCGTTCCACGGCCAGCTCGTTTCTTTGCAGCCTGCGTAACCTTGCCCTTGCCGCGACCAATCCCAGCCTTTGCAGCGTTCTTGATGTTGAGTCCAAGATGTGACAGAACCTTGGCGTTCATCTTGCCGATCATCCGGCTGACTTTTGGGCGGTCGAAGAAGCTGCCCTTGATGCTGGCCCGCAGCTGCAGCCTTCCGAGCGTCGCCGACGACATCTCGCGGCGATTACCGCCGATCATGCCGGGACGGATAAAAGCCCGGCTCATGCCAGAAAGCATTGACGGCATAGCAGCCTCCTAGACAGTCGGCAGCACGTTGCTCTCAAACACCCGATAGGTAGCCGTGATGACGGCTCGCCAGACGTTCCGCTCCGTCAGAGCGTCGTCTGGATTCAGGTCAATTGTCACCGTCTGTGGACTTGTGACGCCTGTCGGCCAGGTGATGTTTAAGCCGAATGAGTGGGCACGCACCTGGAGCATGACCGAGTCTGCGAGATCGAGCATGGCGTCAACGTCCGAGTCCGTTGTGACGTGCCGCCCAACGAACACCGTCACCGTGTAGTCAACCTGCATCATTAGCCGACTGATACGTGTCACGTCCGCACTGCCTGGAACGACGAACACGTGAGGCACGCTCATGGCGTCAACGTCAACGCTTGCCCAGTTCTTACGCTGCACGATCGTGGACGCAATGCCCCACGACACGGACTGCAGCCCGGCGGCGAGACTGTCGGCGATCGTGCGGAGATTGCTGCTCATGCTGCTGATACGCTCACGTTGTCAAAATACTGAGTACCTGCGGGGCCAGTTGCGGTAAAAGTCAGAACCTGACCAGTCGTCATTGTCAACGTCCCGGTTGTTGCTCCTGACATATAGTTTGTTGTCGGCTCTGGCGGCGGTCGTCGCGTTGGTGTTGGGCTTGCTCCAGGCCCGATGTCAACCGGAGTGCCGTTCCGAAGGATTCTCGCTCGCCAACCATTGTCGTCGTCATCGCTGTAGTAGAAGCCAACAGTCACAGTGCAGTTTGCGGCTGCCGTCCATGAGTACCGACTGAGTCCGTTGGCGGCGTCAATGTATTGGCCCTCACCCAGCGAGCTTGCGGGTGCCCCAAAGAAAAACGGCTGCCCCGTGGTTCCAACTCCGTCCCATCCAGTTATGACGCCTCCGTTGTTGCTTCGCGTCATCGTCAGCAGTGCAGCCGATCCTCCGACAGGCCACACTTGCGTGGCTCCCAGATAGACATTGCTCACGGCAGCGGAGCCGAGCTTGTAGTCTGAAGGCGTTTGGGTGCCGAGATAGATGGCCACGGCTCACCCTGAGATGATGTAGAGAGTCGTTGACGACTTTGTGCCGAGAGCCGTGTAGGCCGCCGAGGTCATGTAGACGATGTTGGTTATAGCGTTGGCACCAGTGATGCCAGACGTGCTGCTGCGAAGATCGGCCGATATCGTGCCCGACGATACAGACAGGCCGCCGCCTACGATGACACCTCCAAGTGTGCTTGCCGTTGCGTTTGGAAGCGTATAGCTCCCGCCGCCTGTGGCGGACAGCACTCCCGAAGCGATCGCTAACCCTGAACCAACCTTCACACCGCCGAGCGTAGACGCTGACGCCTCCGGCAGGGTGTAGCTGCTCCCGCCACCGCTGACTGAGAGCGTTCCGTCCGTCGTCGTGAAACCGCTGCCGATGGTTAAATTTTTTGCTTCGACCTGTGGCACTAGCCCAGCCTGATAGGCCCACGTGCTAACACCGCCAACGGCATTCTTCGCCCTGACGCGAAATTTTCGACCGCCGAGAATTATGTAGGCAGTGCTTGGGATGGTGACAACCGAGTAGGCCACATAGGTGGCTCCGCTGTCCGCCGTGGACTGCACCTCATACAGCGCAGATGTGCCAGTTGTGCTTGGCGTCCACGAGATCGTGCCAGAGCCGTCGTCTGTCACCCCAGACGGTGCACCAGGCGGTAGCTCAACAGAGATTGATCCAGAGCTAACCGACAAACCATCGCCGACAGATACTGCGCCTAGTGTGGTTTTAGTTGCGCGAGGCAGTCGCGCGGCCGGCAACTCTCCAGACGTAATGTTTGTGGCCACCGTGGTATCGGTCGTGGCGCTTGCTGCCAGTCCAGTGACAGTGCTGGCGGCTTGCGTGCCTGTGTGGTTAGCCCTCTGGATAGCGTAGCTTTGGACAGCTGCATCTGCGGCCGCCTGGAGCGTGGACACCGGCTTCGCGCTGTCGGCCGTATTGTTCACTGATCCCAGCCCAACATCGGACGCCGTCAGCGTCACAGCGCCGGTCCTCGAGGCCACGCTGGTCACAGCGGCCGATACCGTGCCAGAGGCTACCGAAAGGCCAGAGCCGATCACTACAGCCCCTGCCGTCGTCGTAGTAGCCGCCGGAAGGCGAGCCACCGGCACTAGCCCTGCAGAGAGGTCTGAGGCCGAGCCGCTCGTAGCGACGGCCGCCAGGCCCGTAATCGCGGTAGCGGCAAGCGTCGTTACCGGAGCCGCAACGGAGAGCGTACCGTCGCCGGATATCGTGACGTTTGATCCCTGCTTGCAACCACCGAGCACCGATGCGGTAGCTACTGGCAACGTGTAGGACGAGCCGCCCGATCCTCCAGAGACCGTCACATCGCCCGTCATGCCGTTGACGCTTGTCACAAGAGCAGTAGCACGGTCGGTGATTTGGCTGGCAGTGTGCGTGTGCGATGCGGCTGCGTATGAGCCCGCTACCTGCTTGCCGTCCAATGCGGACTGCAGGCCAGTGACGCCGCTGATCGTGGGCGAGGCGTGGACGTGATCATCACGCGACGCCAGCGTTGACGATCCTGCGGCAGCTGTTCCAAGAGGCTGCGGAGTCGCGCCAGACAGGTTCGTACTGCCTGACGGGCCGGTCGGGCCAGCAGCACCAGTTGCTCCTGTGTCTCCCTTTTGCAGGACGAGATTCAAGATTTGGTTTGGCGATGTCCCGGTGATCGTGGCGGCAGCCGTTCCGCTCGTCACAGTGCCGATCGTGAGCGTATTCGCTGGGCCTGCCGGGCCTGTCGCTCCAGTGGCTCCTGTGCTGCCCGTGCTTCCGGTGCTCCCAGCGTCTCCCTTCGGCAAGACAAGGTTGAGAATCTGCGTTGGTGCCGTACCCGTGATCGTCGCCGAGGCAGTCGTTCCACCAGCGACAGTGCCAATTGAGAAGCTGCTTGCCGGGCCAGTCTGACCAGTCGGCCCGCGCTCACCAGTGGCTGCGATTGACACGTTTACAACGTCGCCGTTGCCAACGGTCGGATTGATCGTGCTGCCGCCGACTACGCTGACAGATATTTCGCTCATGCGCCGGGTGCCTTCGGGATGCAGAGTCCAGCCAAGATCGTCCGCGTCATTGACGTGCTAGGCGTGATCCAGCGGAGATACCACCGATAGGTGATGCCTGGCGAAAGGGACGAAGTCTGCGTCTCGTTTAGCGACCAGATGATTGAGCCCGTGCTGGCAGTCACGACTTGGATAGAAGGCGTTGCAGCCGTGGCTCCTACCGTCGTGACGGTTCCGCCACCACCACCAGAAAAACCAGCCGACGACGCCACGTAGATGAGCGACTGCAGCGTATAGCCAGTGACGTTCACGCCCAAGTTGATGGCGACGTTGACCTCGTCGCCAACCGTGAAAGTGACGTCCAGTTGGCCGGGCAGCAAAGAGAAGACGTTCGACATCGCAGCACCTCGGCTGGCGATTGTCGCTGCGTGAGATGCCAGAGAGACCGGCTATGCCTGAATCCAGGTGCATGTGTTCTCGTCCAGAACCCAGCCATCGCCAGGACATGGCGGATACGGGCAGCGGTTGTAGCCGATGACGACGCCAGCCTCGTCACGCACCTCCCAAGTATGCATGCCGGCTATTACGCCGATGTAGGTTGTGGTCATGACAGCCTCCCCAACACTTGCCCAAACGCTGCCGTGACCGTTGTGGTCGTTGGCAAGTCACTTCGTCCCGAGCTGTCGCCTGACATTCTCGGCGAGAGAGATGCAACGCCAGTGCCGATCTGCCGCCCGGTAATTGTTGGCATAGTCGTGCCTACGGTGATTATTGCGAACCCATATCGAACCCCGGCCGTGAGTGTGTAGGAGGTCGGGTAGCCACCTGTTGAGTTAAGCGACCGTGAGTATGCCGTGTTAATTGCGGCGAATAGCGTTGTGTCGGACGCGGTGCGTGCCACAAGAGTGGCCGTTGTCTCATCGAACGTATACAGCCCGAGGCGAGCGAGAGTCAGGCCAGACGCGGCAGTGTTGCCGCTCACGCTCGTAAGCTGCGTAATCGTCGCGGTGACGGCGGGTGTGAAAAACGTGATCTTCACGGTGCCCGAAGTCATGCCGAGTGTAGTGATCGCAGACTCACCGCGAACGAACACGTCCACAACAGAGGCAGGCGTATGTGCAGCCAGCGATAGTGCTGAATACGTTGCCAGCGAGTATGGCAAACTCGTCCATGCCGTGCTGCCGTCACCGACCTTGACCGCGCCCGTATCCGTCTCAATACAGAATTCGCCCGCTGGGATGACAGGATTATTCCCAACAAGAGCAGCGGCAGTTCCTCGCTTGTGCTGAAGTGTTCTCACTACTGCCACCACACATTCATTGTGAGATTGCTGCCCGAGAACAGCGAAAAGAAGTCCGTGCCACTTACACCAAAACGGATCACGTCACCAACTGCAACCGATATGGTTGCGTTCATTGTGTAGATGCCGCCACCACCGCTGTATGCATCCGCAATCGTGTATGCGGCAGTGCCGTTTTTGTAGACGACAACGTTCAGGTCGCTATACATGGAACCCGTGATTCTCACTGTTCCAGCAGCACCGATTGTCGTCTGCGCCGGAACGATGTTTCCGGTGTATCCAGTTCGCGTGTATGGCGACGCTGCCGTGCCGCTTCCAGTGAATCCCACTGCAGTCCAGGCCGAGTTTAATGCAGTGAACGGAATTGCAGCGTATACGCCGCAGTCGTACACATACCCATCGGCGAGAGTCGCTGACGACGTGAACGCAGTCACGACGCCAGCACTGTTCCTGTAGAACAGTTTGCCGTCTGCCTCGTTGATGGCGATCTGGCCAGACACAAGTGCCGATGGCACTGCTGCGGCCGTGGTAGATCGGAGGATGCGGACAGTATTTGGCACGGCTTAGAATGTTCCCCCAGAAATATCACTGTTTCCGTCAAGGTAATCTGTGCCAGAAACGGCTGCGGAATATGCCGAGCCATTGCCCCTGAGCAAGCCGCTCACAGCCGAGGTAAGACCAGTTCCGCCTTGGCCGACGCCGACAGCCGTGAAACCAGCGGCAAGCGATCCGCTTGCCAAAGCTCCTACGCTCGTCAGGCTTGAGGAAACAACAGCCGAGCCGAGTGCCGTGGCCGTGAGGACGTTCGTCCCTGCGATCTTGTATGCCTTGCTGCTTGCCAGGTCGAGGTGCGTTGAGCTCGTCCAGGCTGCCGTGGCAGCTACCCAGTTGAACGTGTAGTCAGCCGCTGCGTGGATCGTGATGCCACCACCGTCAGCAGCTGCGTCGGTCGTTGAGCCCTTGGCCAGCTCAATGTTTTTGTCTGCAGTTGTGAGAGTTGTTGAATTGATGGTGGTCGTGGTGCCGTTCACCGTAAGATTGCCACCAACCACGACATTTCCAGTAAAGGACGCACCCGCAAGCGGCGCATAGTTCGCAAGCTGACTGGAGATGTTCACGCCTGCGACGGCGGTATCCACGTAGCTTGTAGAAGCAAACGCACCACTGCCGCCAATGGCAATCACAGAGGTTGCAGATCCGCCGGCACCGCCAGTTCCTGTCCCGTAGTAAAGGACGTTCGTCTGCTCATTGAACGCCAGCTCTGCGTTCTGAAGGCTTGCCGGAGCCCCGGCACCGCCACCGCTTGCACGACGCTTGATACGAATTGTGTTGGCCATCAGTAGGAACCTCCATCTGTAATTGCTCGTTCAAGCGCCGTCCACGTTGTCAGGTCGCTTTCCATTCGGTAGATCAGTCCGCTCGCAGAGACGTAGACCAACATCCCCGGCTCTCTCCGCAGGAGCGGGATCGCGTCTCTCTCTGTTGTGCTTGCCACCGACCTGTAGCCGCCTTTGCCGTACAGGGCGTAATGCGTAGCGTGCTGGTCTGTCGTGTCGAACGGCACGACCGGCGCGAGTACGTTGGTGCCTTTGAGGCTTGACATACGTCATGTGACCGTGAGGTTGACTGTGCCAGTGATCGGATAAGTTGAGCGGTAGATGCCGTAGCTTGCGGCAGCTTGTCCTGAAAACGTGATCGTCCGCGTCGTCGTCTCCCAGGCCGAGGATGTCAGGCCACTGACGGCAAACGTCGGCACGCCGAAAGACACAGGAAGCACGACGTACAGATACGCCGTCGCCGCCGTGATTGAGCGGGCCTGTGCCCGAGAGCCTCCGAGGTCGCCTGAGAGGCTTGCCGCGATCTGGGCGTCTGTAATCGCCTCGCCAGCAAAAGAGCCCCAGAATCGACGCCTGAGCGTCGGAGCGACCTGTGAGGACTCTGCCGTGGCAATAGTGTGCACACGCACCGTCTGCCGGAAAGCGTCTCCGTAGTGAAACACCGGCACTCCACGCGGGCTCGTCACCTCGTAGGTCACGTCCACGCCGTT